GGCGCGCAGCTTCAGTCAAGCGTGCGCGAAATGAGGCAAGGGGCTGATGACAGTAGGCCGTAAGCCCAAGCCGCTGCAACTGCGGATCATCGAGGGCAACCCCGGCCACCGCCCGCTTCAGAAGAATCAACCCAAACCCACGCCGGTTGCACCTAGTCGTCCTGCGGGACTCAAGGGTGAAGCCAAACGTGAATGGTGCCGCATCGTCCCGGAGTTGGAGCGGCTCGGCCTCCTCACAGTCATCGATAGGGCGGCCCTCGCAGGCTACTGCCAGGCGTGGGCGCGGGCCGTGGCTGCCGAGAAGGTACTGGCAGAGAAGGGCCAGGTCAAGGAAACACCGAACGGCTACCTTCAGCAGCGGCCTGAAGTCTCTATTGCCTTCAAGGCGTGGCAACTCGTTCGCGCCTTCGCCGCCGAGTTTGGCCTGACGCCCAGCGCGCGAAGCCGGCTCTCGGTGCAGAAGCCAGAGGATGATCCAGAGGATGATCTGGATTGATGCATGAGAGACCCAGGCTACTACTTCGACGAGGCGGCCGCCAACAGGGCGGTCATTTTCATAGACCGGCTACAGCACACGAAGGGCATCTGGGCCGGCGTGCCGTTCGCCCTACGCAAGTGGCAGAAGAAGATCATCCGGGAGGTCTTTGGGTGGAAGAACCCCGATGGGACGCGCCGATACCGGACGGTCTACATCGAGATCCCGCGCAAGAACGGGAAGTCGGAGCTGGCCGCGGCCGTGGCCCTCTATCTGCTCTTCTCGGACAGGGAGCAGGGCGCGGAAATCTATGGGGCGGCCCGCGACCGCGACCAAGCCTCCATCGTCTTCAATGTGGCAGCCGACATGGTGAGGCGTTCCCCGCGCCTCCGGCGTCGCTCCAAGATCATCGACTCCTCGAAGCGGATCATCGTGCCGAAGACGGGCAACCTCTACCGGGCGATCCCCGCCGACGCCGCCGGCAGTCATGGCTTCAACGCGCATGGCATCATCTTCGACGAGCTGCATGTCCAACCCAACCGCGAACTCTACGATGCCCTGATGACGTCGACGGGGGCCCGCGAGCAGCCGCTCACCTTCATGATCACCACGGCGGGCTACGACCGCGAGTCGATCTGCTGGGAGATCCACGAGTATGCCCAGCGAATCCTAGCGGGCACGATCGAGGACCCTACCTTCTACGCCGTCATCTACGCAGCGCCCGAGGAGTCCGACTGGCAGAATCGGAAGGTCTGGCGAGCGTGCAATCCGGCACTGGGCGACTTCCTACGCACGGAGCACCTTGTCGAAGAGGAGCGGAAGGCGCGGGAGATGCCCGCCTTCCAGAACAGCTTTCGCCGTCTGCATCTGAACCAATGGACGCAGCAACAGTCCAGGTGGATCGACCTCGATCTCTGGGATGCCAATGCCGGGCCCCTGGTGGACGAGGACAAGCTCAGGGGCCGCGCCTGCTATGGCGGGCTGGACTTGGGCTCCGTCTCCGACCTTACGGCCTGGCTCATGGTCTTCCCCCGCGAGGAGGACCCCGAAGAGATCGATCTGCTGGCGCGCTTCTGGTGCCCGGAGGCGCGATTGAAGGATACCGCGAACCGCTACCGGGATGCCTATCAAGTCTGGGCGCGTCAAGGCTGGCTGAAGACGACGCCGGGCGAGGCAACAGAGTACGCCTTCATCAAGGCGCAGATCATCAAGGATGCCGCAACCTTCCGGCTGGTGGACATGAACGTCGATCGCCTCTTCCAGGCACACCAACTATGCAGCGAACTCATGGAGGAGGGCTTGAAGGTAGCGGCCTTCGGCATGGGCTTCCTCTCGATGGCGGCGCCGATGCAGGAGCTTATGCACCGCCTGCTCGGGCGGAAGATTCACCACGGCGGCAACCCTGTGCTGCGCTGGATGGCCGACAACGTGGCCGTGAAGCAGGATCCCGCTGGCAACCTGAAGCCGGACAAGGCGGAGAGTCAGGGCAAGATCGACGGGATCGTGGCCCTCGTGATGGGGCTGGATAGGGCGATGCGGCATGAGGAAAGGGCGCTGACGTGGACGGTCGTATGAAGTGGTCCAGGCGGTTGACGCTTCCCTTCCGAGCCCTGGGCACCGCCCTCAAGGGCTTTTCCATGCGCTGGGCGGGCGGCTCGGGCTGGTGGCCCATGTTCCTGCCGCGCACGAAGTTCGACTATGCGGGGGAGATCGGTGATGGGAGCCGTTCTAACCTTGTTGTGGCTTGTATCAACTGGATCGCCCGCACGTTCCCCGAGGCCCCCGTCGTCCTAGTGCAGGAGAATGCCGACGGCAGCCGAGAGGTCATCCCCCGTCATGCGATGCCCCAGAAGATAGAGCGGCCCAACCCGTTCTATTCCGGCGTGCTCCTCTGGATGGCGACCATCGCCGACCATCAACTCACTGGTAACGCCTACTGGCTGAAGGCGCGGGCGGGTCTGGGGCGCGGTATCGCCGAGTTGTGGTGGGCGCCGTCATGGGCGATGGAGCCGAAGTGGCCGGACGATGGGAAGACGTTCATCTCCCACTACGAATATCGCCCCGATCCGGGGCGGGATGCCATCAAGATCGACCCGGGCGATGTCGTCCACTTCCGCTATGGCCTCGACCCACAGAATACCCGCAAGGGCTTCTCGCCCCTGCGGTCGCTGATGCGGGAGATCTTCACGGATGAGGAGGCCGCCAACTTCACAGCCGCCCTCATGCGGAACCTTGGAGTGCCCGGCGTTGTACTGTCGCCGGAATCGACAGACGCGAGGCCCAATGAGGAACAGGCCAAGGAGATGAAGGAAGCGTTCATGGCGAAGTTCGGCGGGGACCGCCGGGGCGAGCCGATGGTGCTCGAAGTGCCGACCAAGGTGCAGGTGCTCTCCTTCTCGCCTGAGCAGATGCTCCTCCGCGAGTTGCGCCGCGTCCCTGAAGAGCGGGTCTGCGCCGTAATCGGCGTACCAGCAATAGTCGTCGGACTTGGCGCGGGCCTCGAAAGGTCAACCTTTACCAACATGGGCGAGGCGAAGGCCTCGGCCTGGGACTCGGTGCTTATCCCTGCGCAGCGGCTGATGGCCGCCGACCTGGAGATCCAGCTCCTGCCGGACTTCGACACCAAGCCGAACCGGGATGTGGACTTCGACCTGACGAGAGTTCGCGCCCTACAGCCCGCGATGACGGAGCTCTATACGCGCATGTCTGGCGCGGTCAATGCCGGTTGGGTGACGCAGGGTCAGGCCCTTCGCGCCGTGGGGCTCCCGGCTGGGCCGGAGCACGATGTCTACCTTCGCCAGATGACCATCATGGAGGTTCCCGCGCAGACGGGCATCAAGTCAAGGAAGGCGACGAAGGCGCAAGCAAGGAAGCAGGTTGCGGTCATGCGCCGACGCCTGGCCGCAGCACACCGGGGTCTCTTTCTGAAACTCGCGGTTAGTCTGGTCAAGCAGGAACGTGATGCCTTGTTGCCGCTGGCCGAGCGCGAGTTCGGGAAGAAGAGCCACGTCCAGTTCGACCAGGGCGTGGAGGCTTTCTACCGGATTCACCGTACTGTTGTGCATGATGAGGCGTTGCCAGCCTTCCTCGCCTATGCCGAGGCGACTCAAGCCGTGGCGGCGGCTGAGGTGGGCACTGAGGCCGGAATGACGCCGGCTCTCGAGACGTTTGTGGCAGCCTACGCGCTCGCCTTCACCGAACGCTGGGTTGGCTCCTCTCAGGGCCAGGTCCTCAGCGTTGCCGGCGACGCCGTGCGGGTGGGCGAAGACCCGGTCGCTGCCCTCACAACCCGTCTCGATGAATGGCAGGAGAAGAGGCCGGACAAGTTAGCGGACTGGGAGACGAGTCAGGCGGGCAATGCCGTGACGGTGGAGACCTACCGGGTAGCGGGAGTTCAATCCGTCTTCTCTGCGGGCGCTAATGCCTGCCCAATCTGTGAGGACGCCGATGGCCAGCCCGTCAGCGAAGTCGGATATCCGCCGCTCCACGATGGCTGTCTACCGGGGGACTCGCGTGTATTGGCCGAGGGCGTTACGGCCACTAGTAAACGTTGGTATGATGGAAATCTTCTCATCATCCACACTGCCACCGGCCATAACTTCTCCTGCACCCCGAATCACCCGATATTCACGCCGGCGGGCTGGGTCGCTGCGGGCACCCTTGACGTAGGCGGCTACGTATTCGGCCGTGGCGCTAGTGATTGGAAATTCCTTCCTCACCAGAATGGCCAGCACGTGCCAACCCGCATTGAGGAGATAGTTGAGGCGTTTCTCCGCAACCCGGAGGTGGTAGCCGTGCCAGTGCCAGTGGCCGCCGAAAACTTCCACGGCGACGGGGTAGGCTCCCAGATCGCAATTATAGGGACCAATGGCGCATTGAGGGACGGTGGCTATACCCCGCTCAGCGAGCAAGTCCTCCAGGACGCGCTCGTAGGCAGACGTGTGGACTCTCCGGTTCTGTCTGGTCGTGGCCGCAAGACACAACTCGGCGAAGGTCTTTTGGCGGCCGGTGGCCGCGACGTGGGCAGCCATGGTCTGAGCCTGGCGTTCGGAAGCCGTCATACGCGAGGCGCGGATATGCCCCGCAGCCTTGGGATTACGCGGCGTGATTCCGGCCTCCTTCAGACGTTTGCGGATCGTGCCCCGATCGACACTAAGGCTATGGGCGAGAGCAAACTCGGATTCGCCCGCGATATAACGCCGCACCAGATCGTCGCAATTGAGAGCATACCGTTTCATGGTGTTGTCTATAACCTCCAGACCATCCGTGGGTTCTATGTGGCTGAAGGCATTATAGCACACAACTGTGAGTGCGACGTGATGGCGGCATAGGAGGGCAACATGGAACGAAAGGGCCTGAGCCTAGAGGTCAAGGAAGACGGCGCCGAACAGGGCGCCGTTACTGCTGTCTTCAGCACGTTCAACGTCATCGACAAGGATGGCGACGTGACCCTACCGGGGGCATTCGAGGACGGCGCCGCCGTCAGGATCAGCGCCTGGGGTCATCAATGGTACGAACTGCCAGTCGGTCGTGGCGCCATCAAGGCGGAGGAGGACCGTGCGCTCCTTGAGGGCCGCTTCTTCATGGACACCGCCCATGGCCTGGACACCTACCGAACCGTGAAGGGCCTCGCCGAACTCCAGCAATGGAGCTATGGGTACGATGTCCTTGAATCGGCAGACGGCCCGTTCAACGGCCAGCAGGTGCGCTTCCTGAAGAAGATCCAGGTTCACGAAGTCTCACCCGTCATGCTGGGCGCCGGCGTTGACACCGGGACGCTCGACGTGAAGGCCCAGGTCAAGGTCTGGGAGGAGACGGAAAACGAGATCCGTCATCGTGTGCGGGACCCGGAGGATTTCGAGGCCGATTCCTTCCGGCGCGTCACCATCAAGAAAGACAAGCCGCGGGTCTTCGCCGTCATCGGAAAGCTGAAGGGGGAAGACACGACCACCGTCCAGGCCCTGCGTTTCCCCAAGGAGGACGACTGGACGATTGCCACCGCCAAGAAGTGGCTGGCCGATCATCCAGATATAGGGAAGGGCCTGTCCTATGAATACCAGGCCGAAGTCGCCGCCGCGTCGCTTGCCGACGTGATGGCTTTCATCGCCCGCACGAGGTCGCTTGCTGACCTCCGGGCGAAAGACGGACGGGTTCTCTCCATCGCCAATCGGGACCGTCTGGCCGCCCTGACATCCACCATGCGCGAGTCGCTGGCGAAAGTGGAGAAG